TTTTAAACGATTTGGGAGTAAACTATAAAATTTACGAACAAAACATACAAGGATATGGTAATTCACAATGGCGATATAATATCACGATAAACATATGATAAAAAATCATATTTAGTCATAGATATATAATATAAGTTTTATAAAATAGACACAGCGTAATTTAACATGAGCAACAACAAACAGTTACTAATGATTCTTGAGCGTTCAGGTGAAAACTTGAGTGTAAGCAAGACAAATGATGAGTACGTTCTTGAAGGTATCTTTGCACAATTTGGTGTAGAAAATAATAACCACAGAATTTACGAAGAAAAGGAATATCTTCCTCATTTAGATTATTTAAAGAAAAAGATATCTGAAAACCGTTTACTTGGCGAATTAGACCATCCAGATAAATTTGACATTTCTTTATCAAAAGTTTCACACTTAATTGAAGATGTGAAATACGATGCTAAGAAAAGACAAATTGTTGGTAAGATTCGTTTATTAGACACTCCTAGTGGGCAAATTGCTAAAAATCTTGTTGACACTGGAGTTCCTATTAGTATTTCATCTCGCGCTGCTGGTGTTGTAGGTGAAAACAAAAAAGTATCAATCAAAAGAATTTTTACATATGACCTTGTTGCTGACCCAGGATTTGAGAACGCACAAATGCATAAAGTAAATGAAAGCTTTGGATTTGATGCTAATGATGAAACACTTGCTATTTACGATGTAACAACTGAATTTCCTGCATTTTTGGAGAGCGTTGATACGGAAGAGATAAATAATAAAACACCAGAAAAAACAGAAAAAACAATGGAGAAAGATCAATCTTATGTTTCTTTAGAAGAAATGAATAAGTACTCCTTGGTGATTAAAAACGAAATTGAGAAGATAAACGATCGCTTGGCAAAGATTTCTGAGTCTTCTGATAAAACCGAAAGAATCGCTAAATTGGAGGAAGAACTAGAGAACATTAAAAATTATGCTTCTTACTTAGCTGAGTCTCAAAATAAAGCTTTACAATTTGCTAATTACTTAGCAGAACAAGTTGGCAATACAATTGCTTACACTGAGCATGTTGCAGAAAAAGCTGATAATGGTATTCAATACGCAGAATCACTTGCAGAGCAACATAATCAAAGAGCTGATTATATGGATCACCTTGCTGAGAGACTTGACCAAAGTATTCAATATGGTGAGTACAAAGCTCAAAAGATTACTGAGGCAATTAAATTTAGTAATTACTTAGTAGGAAAAATGAATGAAACTATCGGTTATGTACAACACGTTGCTGAACATGCTGATAACGCAATTCAATATGGCGAATACCTTGCTGAAAATTCTACATCTAAAGATGATTTCAAAAATTTAACAGAATACGCTGAGTATATGTTTGAAAACATGGGTGCAGGAAGCATTGAAGGTAAAACACCTGAAGTAAATGAAGACACTGATGGTTCAAGTAAAACTGACCGTGGTGTAATCGCAAACGCAATCAAAGAAGGTAACACTGTTGCTGGTCGTTACGCTTCATTAGATAATAAAATTCAAGCTGTTCTTGAGTCTGTCCAAAAACAAAAGGCAGAGATGAAAAATCAAGATAGCCGTTATCCGTTCATGCAGTTTTTAAGCGAGAGCAAACAAGTTGAGTTCTCTGCTTTAAACGAGACCGAAAAGAGAAGGGTCGCAAACGCATTAAATTCTAATCCGTCATTTGATGAAGAAAGAATTGTTAACGTATGGGAATCTGCATTAGCTTCTGTTGAAGTTAATGAAAAATGGTTAACAGAAATGCCAACTGAGTATTTACCTTTATGGGAATCAGCTACAGCTGATCTTAAAGATCGTATCACTCGTCAAGCAAAAATGTACCGTTTAGAAACTTCTTACCAAATCAAGAATTTCTGGCAAACACGCGGTTTAGGAAAACCGTCTGAAGATTTGCAAGTAACTGCAATTTCTGAAAGTAAAAAAGCTGAGTTGATTAAAGAATCAAACGGTTTAGGTTATTCTTCAGATTACATGGCATCAATTGCTGAATCATTAGGACAACGTTTCAAAAAGTAAAAAACACAAAACAAAAATTTTTTAAATCATGAATTTATTAAACGAATCACAAGTGTTTGAAACTTGGGCTCCAATCTTAGAAGAGAAAACGGGTATTCAAGATTCTAACAAATTAGGGTGGATGTCAAAATACGCACACTACCATTCATTAAATGAAGGTTTCTCTTATCCTCAAGCTTCATTGTTTAACACTCCAGGTATGGGTAACGTAACACCTGCTTCTTCTGTTGCTGGTGGTGCTGCTAACTTCTACGGATCTGGTGCTAAAGGATCTGGCGACAAATTCCCATCATTATTGCCACTTGCTATCCAAGTTGCTGCAAGAACTGTAGGATTTGATATCGTTCCTGTTATCCCAATGAACGGACCTTCTGGTGTATTAACATACTTAGACTATGTATACGCTGGTGGACGTGATCCATTTGCTCCAGGATTAAAAGGAAACTCTGCTATTGGTGATACTACACAAGCAGGTAGCGTTAAGTTTGACGACAAATACAAATTGTTTAAATTAAATCCTGCAGGATTTGGTGCTAACTTAGACACTACTACTGAGTGGAGAGGTGTTGCTGCAGGTTCTTTATACGCGTTTGCTTCAGCAGATAACGCAGGTACAAACGCTGAGGTGTTACTTGCTGCATTTGTAGGTATTTCACGTATTGATGGTTTCCCAATCTTTAACTTAGTTGGTGAAGCATTAGATGCTACTGTTCCTGCTGCTGCTGCTACTTTATCATTTGTTGACTTAACAAACAAAAGTACAAACACACAACAAGTTCCTTTCTATGCTGCTATCGGTTCTCCTGCAACAACTTACGTATTCCCTGTAACTGCTACAGGTGGTAATGGTGCTGCTTGGGTTGCTACATTTGCTGCTAACGTTGCTAATAACAACTTTAACGCTGGTTCAGGTACTTATTACGCTGAATTAGTAAAAGGTCTTGAAGATCATATCCAAGGTTTTGCTGGTGCTGGACCAAACGATGACGAAGCTTACTCTGGTAATGCTACTAACGGTCTTGTTCCTTATGAGCCAATGAGACGTGGTGTTGGTGAGACTTCATACTACAGAACTATGGGTCTTCAAGCATTCACGAAATTCGTTGAAGCTGAAACTTTCCAAGTTGCTGCTCAAGTAACAACTGAACAAATCCAAGACTTAAACCGTCAATACGGAATTGACGTAATCTCTATGATGGAGAACGCGCTTGTTAATGAGATTTCTCAATCAATTAACAAACACATCTTATCTAGAGCATTTGCTTTAGGATGGGAAAACCACTACACTTTCAATGGTGTTGAAGGAACTAACTTGAACTTGACTTTAAACTCTGCAAGTACACTTTCTACAACAGGTGGTGCTCGTTTCATCGGTAAAGATAACACTCTTAAAACAATTGGTTTACCTGCATTCCAAAACTACGGTGGATCTACTGCTACGTTTGAAAACCAAGGTACAGTACAAAGACGTATCCAGTCTAAAGTATTAGCTGCTGGTAACGTTATTGCTCAAAGAGGTCGTAGAGGTCCAGGTAACTTTGTAGTTACAAACTTACAAATTGCTACAGCTTTACAAGATTCTGCACAATTTACATTCTACCCATTAGCTAACACAGTTAACCAAAACAACGGTGCTTTATATCCATTAGGTACTCTTGCTGGTATGACTATTTACGTTGACCCTAACATGGAGTATTCTGATACTCGTATCTTAGTTGGACGTAAAGGTGCTGATGAAGAGCCAGGATTAAAATTCATGCCTTACTTAATGGCTGAATCTATCCAAACAATTGCTGAAGGGACAATGTCTCCAAAAATTGCAGTTAAATCTCGTTACTCTTTAGTTGAAGCTGGTTTCCACCCTGAAACTCAATACTTCACACTATTGGTTAACTTGAAAGCAGTTGGTGCTACAGTATTGTGGGATACAGTAACTACTGGCTTACAAATTGCTACAGCTTTACAAGATTCTGCACAATTTACATTCT